ACAGATACAGATACAGATACAGATACAGATAAGAATTCTTCTAACGAAGAATTCTCTCTCCCCCAAACCCCCTCACGGGGGCCCGGCGAGAGCCTCGACGGGGAGTACCCGCTCGCCTTCGAGCAGTTCTGGGTCACGTATCCGCGCAAAGAGGGCAAACGCAAGGCGTTCGAAGCGTGGAAGCGCGCCCGGAGGAAAACCAACAACGCGCTGCTCATCGCCCATGCCAGCCTCTACCAGGCCGACCCGAACCGGGATCCCGGTTACACGCTCACCCCCGCGAACTGGCTCGACGGCGAGCATTGGCTCGACGACCCGCTGCCCGAGAAGCGACGGCCCGGCCAACCCGACCCGCAGGCGGAGAAGGCCGCACGACTGCGGGACGTGGACTGGCTGTGCACGCACGTCGACGACCCCGAAGCGCAGGACGCCGCGCTCGAACTGCCCGAGAAGGCGCAGGCGTTGGCCCGCGCCCGCTACCCGGACGAATGGTACCGGATCTGGCGTCGCGGCATGAAACGCCGCGAACAGGCGAAACAGGAGGCCACGCCATGAGCGAACCGGAGGCATGGGCACGCCTCTACGCGCTCTTCTGCCGCAGCCTCCCGTTCTGCCGGACGCTCCAACGATACGACCCACCGCTGTTCACACGATTCACGGAAGGAGACATCCCATGGACACTCCCACAGCCCACACCGACGATGATCCGCTGATCGGCCAGGCGTTGCAGGCGCTCGCCGACGCGGGCCTCGGCAGCGAGTCACCGGCGGAGGCATACGTGGCCGGCTGGCTGGATGGCTGGAGGCAGGCGTTCGACCTGGCCATCCGGATCGAACAACGGATCAACAGCGGGGAGGCGACGGCATTACCCGTCCGAACAGCACGCACGCCACACACATCACCAGCCGGAGCACGACACCAAGGCGGGTCGGCGCGAAAAGGGGCGAGGCCCGGCTCACGTCCGCCTACCACAAGCAGCAGCAGCGGACGCATGAGGAGGTCGTGGAGATCATGCTCCGACTGGCCCGCGAAGACCGGGAAAAACAAGCAAAGGAAGAGGAAACCGAATGAGCATCAAAAGCGAGATCGAACTCGGCATCCCCGACGGCACCGATTATCTCGGTTGCATGCGAGTCAACGCCCGTGGCCGGGATTACGGCGTCTGGGTGCAAACGGACAAGGCCACCGCCGTCGTATCGATATCGTGGGACGACATGGAGCAGTTGTGGCGGTGGCTGGGCATGACGCTCGGCCACCGCGTACCGGAGGTGATCTGAATGAATGGGGACGTGGCCGAGTTCATCAGGCTTGCACGCGAGGGGCACGCCCCGATCAGCCGGGAGGAGCGCAAGGCCATCGCCAACCACATTAAGTACCTGCGGATCCGTGCACGCGACCCCGAGTATTACACGCGACGCCGTCGCATGGAACGCAGGAACCGGAAGGGACTGGAATGAGGCGCAGGAATCCGTTCGCGTTCATCCGCGACTGGCTCGAGGCGATGCTGATCCTCCTCGTGTTCGAGCTCGCGAACCTGCTGCACGACCGGAAACCGAGGAGGAGACGATGAACGGCCTGGGCGTGTTCGTGGTCGGCTACATGCTCACTCTGCTCGCGACCGGCGTGTTCATCATCCTGCTCGCCTGCGTCACCGCAGGATTCATGCGGTTCCTCCACCGTGAATTCGACTGGAACCCACTATCACGACGCAGTAGCACACCCGGCCGGACGGCCGGGGAGAAAAAGGGAGGCCCAGAGGGGAGAACCTGGGAGAAAACACCCGTAAACCGTTGGGAGTCCACAGAAAGCAAACGAGAAAGCGTAACCACTTTATGAAACTTCACAGACCATTCCAGGACTGGACGCTAGAGAACTTCGTCGGCCTCCTGTACTTCGTTTTCTGCGCGTTCGCCGTCACCGCGATCATCGGCCTGACCTTCGCGGCAGTCATATCCATGGGCGGGCCCGCGCCCGAGCAGACCGTCACCCATTACGTGGATACGCAGGGTGATGTGAAGCGCCTGTGCCTCGCCTACAAGACCGGCGACCACGTGGACGCGCTCTCCTGCGACCTGATCGACCCGATGACGGGAGACACGGAATGAACGTGAGCGAGAGCATCGACTGGGAGCATACGCCGATCGACATGCTGCATCGGCACCGGTTCATCGCCCGCACGCAGGAGGGACAGACATTGGATGGCTGGCTCTGCTACGAGACGGTGTCGCCGCACGGCGGCAGCAGCCTGTTCGACTGGGATCACATGACAGAGGTCATCATCCCACGCCGGTACGGACTCAACGTGCTCCACCAGTTTTTCCGGTCCGTCAACGTCCTCAAGGAGATCAGAGTTGGCCGCCAGTAAGGTGAAGCGCGAGCTCGCGGTCAAATGGCACGAACGAGGCTATGACACCGGGTACATCGCCAGGACGCTCGGTTTGCCGGTGGAGGAGGTGCTGGCCATCATCAGCCCGCCCGGACCATCGACGCCTCCGTCGAGACGGTACGGGCCCGAGTTCATCCAACCACCCGCGTTCCCGGATTGACGCAAATGGCGGGCAAATGAGCGGAAGCGTTGGAAACAGGCCGATTCCGACGCTTCCATGTCGTCGGCGGAGCCATGGAGGCAAATAAAAAGCACGGGTAAGAGAAAAACCTCCCGCCCGGAGGCAAGAGGCTTGAGAGAAGAGCAGGAAATCTCCTCAGACCATCATACCCCGAGCGAGGAAGGGAACGATATTGGACGTCGAACGGTTCAAGGGGCTCAAACACGACCTGCACGCGTTGAAGGTCTCATGGCCGGTGCTGGACCTGCTCGCCAACCGGCAGGCCACGATCGGCATGCCTGCGGGCGGCGGACACTGCACGCGCAGCATCGAGGCGAGCCCGCTGAACATGGGCGCGTTCCAGCTCGCCCATGACATCACTCTGTTCGCCGGCACGCTCGCCCGTCTCATGGGATTGCACACGCACCACGGCATGGGTACGCCAGGCGTCCTGCAGGGCGTCATCATCAACCTGAACCGTCTGGACCGTCTTCCCGAACCCACGACAGACGGATTCGCCGTCGAGGCGCGCGGGCTGGCGGAACGCGCCTCCTACCTGCTGGAGCCGCCCGAGGACACGAAGATGATCGGCTGGTGCCCCGCCTGCTCGCACGAATTGAGGGCAGACAGTCAGGAGCTGGCCGGCGGATACGTGGAATGCCCCAAATGCCACACCACCCACCGCATCAAGGACATCCACCAATTGGACATGCTCCGACTCCGGCTCAGCGGCGTCAAGGGCACGCCAGCCCAACTGTCCAGGCTGCTGGAGCCGTGGGGCATCGTCATCAAGGCGGCGACGATACGCCAATGGGCGAAACGCAGCATCATCCAACCCGTCGGGACGGACGGCACGGCGCCCGTGTTCCTCATCTGGGACGTATGGCAGGCGCACACCAGACTCGCCGGATACGACCGGGCACGACGCAACGGCATGAAACCGTCGCCAAAACGACGAAAAGCGATAGAACGCGATAGGACCTGATGGAAGCAGGTCCGGGGCCGATGCTCGCCGACTTGCCCTCTTGTCTTCCATAAGATACAATAGGCGTCATGGAGATCAAAACCACCGACGAATTCGACGACTGGCTCAAAACCCTCAAAAACAGCAAGGACCGCAACCGGATCGTCGCACGCATCAGACAATGCGCGCTCGCCGGCAGACCCGTCGGCGACATCAACACCGTAGGCGAAGGGGTCTCCGAGCTCCGCTACCACTTCGGCCCCGGATACCGCGTCTACTTCGCGCAGAAGGCGGACGTGCTCATGCTCCTGCTCGCAGGAGGCACCAAACGCGGCCAACAAGCCGACATCGACCACGCGCACCAACTGTTCAGAACACTCAAGGAGGACCACCAATGGTGAACATCAGGGACTGGGACGCCAGTGAATACCTCACCAGCGAACAGGACGCCATCGACTACCTCGACGCCGTCGCCGAGACCGGCGACCCCAAACTCATGCAGGCCGCCATCGGAGACGTCGCCAAGGCCCGCGGCATGGGCCAGATCGCCAAAGAGGCAGGCGTCGGCCGCGAAAGCCTGTACAAGAGCCTCAGCCGTGACGGCAACCCCAGCTTCGCGACCATCCTCAAGGTCGTCCACGCGCTCGGCGGACGCCTCACCGTCCAACCCGCCTGACCGGCCGGGCTTGACAAACCCGCGACTGTCACGCATACTGTTACTAGATTGGTCATTACCATGCAACGGCGATGACCGGTAAACGGCCGTAACCACACGAGTGTGATGCGGCCGTTTCGCATATGGGCGGCTCCCCGATCGGGCGCAACCGGGTCCAAACCGGATGCGAATCATGTCCGCCCGCCAAGGCTTGCGTGCCCGAGAGGACTAAAGGACGACGCTGTGAAGCGTCGTGACCAGCAAACACCGCCACTGGTCCGCGGCTTCGAATACCGCCCAAGCCACCAAACAAGAGAACGGCGCCCGCGATATGTTTCGCGAGCGCCGTATCCGTTTCAGTCGTCGTCGTTCCTGTGCTTGCGTGGGCGTCCTCCGCCGACGCCGCGGCCGGGCCGGTTGGCGTTCCATTCGTCGATGGTCTCGGGGAGCCAGCCGCGCGTGCGGCCGATGGTTGCGTCCGGCGCCGGCAGGCGCAGGCTGAGCAGTGCGCCCTGCGTGATGCCGAGGTGTTCTGCGACCTGCTTGACGCCGAGGTATTCAGTCGTCATCGCTTCGCCTCCATCCGGCGAACAGTCCGGCCAGACCGGCCGCGATGGCGAACCCTGCCGCCCCATAGGGTGCGTCGGTCAGCGCGAGCATGGCGGATATGACAGCGAACAGCATGCTCGCGACTGCCAGTGTCCTGTTCTTGTTCATGGCGTTCCATGGTCCTCGGGTAGGATTGGTGGAGGGTTCCGGCTAATAGGTCTAGCCGGAACCCTGTTTACTTCTTGCGGCGCTTGCCGCGCTTGGGCTTGTCGTCCTTGCGCAGTCCCAGCCAGATCGTCACCGCGATGCCGACCCAGCTGGTGATGAGCGTCAGCCAATCCTTGAGTTCCGTGTTCACCTCCTTTCCTTGATTGACATATCTATCATATCGCAATAATGATAGATATGCAATGCGTGTGCATTGCGACACGCCTATGTTTTCCAACGATTCCGGGAGGCGAAGTCATGCCGCCCACCATCACCCTGCACATCACCGACCAGTCCGGACGCATCCTGCGCAGCATCGACATACCCGCACCCATGCGAGCCGCATACCCAGACGGACCCAGCATGTTCGACCCCAACGCATTCGACCGGCTGCTCGACCGCATCACCGAACACATCCACAAGGAGACGGAACAGTGAGCAGAAGAAACCCACGCCGCGCCAACGGATGGCGACGCGACCAGCTGCGCAGGCGCGTGCTCGCCGCCTACGACACATGCGCCATCTGCGGCAAACCGGTCGACAAGACCCTCCGAACACCGCACCCAATGAGCCCGGAAGTCGACGAGATCATCCCGGTCTCACGAGGCGGCGACCCATTGAGCTTCACGAACTGCCGGCTCGTCCACCGCCACTGCAACCGCCTGAAAAGCAACAAAAGCGACGCATACGCGCGAGCCCAACTCGAACACAAACCAACGCCATCAACCACGTCGCTCCCATTGACGACCAGCGGCGACTGGTAACCCCAGGGGGGAGCCACCCCCACCCGGCCTTTTGAGCCACCTCGGGTGCAGGGCCGTTCTCTCCCCGGTGTTTGCATCCGTGACATGTCACGGCAGATTGGAGGTGTCACAGATGCGTGTCTGCGCGAACTGCGGCGATCCGCTGCCTTCGAACATGCGGTCCACCGCCAAGTACTGCGGGGCCGCGTGCCGGAAGGCCGCGCAGCGAGCCCGTCAGAACAAGACCGACCCATCACGTCCCTCGTCGAAGCCAGAACCGGAACGCGACGCGAAGCCCGCGCCTCTGACCGGCCGTGAGTTTGAGCGGATGATGGACGGCAGCATGGAGGACGAGCTGCGGCACGTGCGAGACCGGTTGAAGGCGTATGTGGATGATCCGGACACGCCGGCGAACGCGATGCCCAACATCGTCGCCAAATATTTGGCCGTGTGTGAGAAGCTGCACAGTCTGTCCGGTGGTGATCCGCTGGCCGGACTGCTCGACGAACAGGAGGTGGGCGAGGATGCCGGAGCGTCGGTTGTCTGAGATCGCCGTGCACCTCGTCCGGCCGTCCGGCATTATCGGCTCGGATTTCACCGTGCTCAACAAGGTCGCCGTCAAGGCCGGCATCTCGTATGACCTGTGGCAGCAGGGGCTGCTGTATCTGATGCTCGCGAAACGCGAGGATGGAAAGTACGCGTGCGGGGAGGGCGGCACCGTCGTCTCCAGTTGCCGGCAGATCGGCAAGACGTTCACGATCGGCACGGCGATGTTCCTCCTCGCGATCCTGCGCAAGGGGCTGAAGGTCATCTGGACCGCGCACCACACACGCACGAGTGATGAGACGTTCGCCGACCTGTGCGACATCGCCAGGAACCGGGTGCTCGGCGGCTACGTGGAACGCATACGCCGCGCCAACGGCCAGCAGGAGATCGCGTTCCGCAACGGCAGCCGCATCATGTTCGGCGCGCGTGAGAACGGGTTCGGCCGAGGCCTGCACAGCGTGGACGTGGAGGTGTTCGACGAGGCGCAGATCCTCACCGTGCGCGCCCTGGACAACATGATCCCCATCGTCAACGTCAGCCCGAACCCGCTGGTCGTGTTCCTGGGCAACCCGCCCAAGCCCGGCGACCAGTCCGAGGCGTTCGAGGAGAAACGCCGCAACGCGCTGGGCGGCACCGACGGCATGGTGTACGTGGAACTGTCGGCGGACCGGGACGCCGACCCCGATGACCGCGAGCAGTGGGCGAAAGCCAATCCGAGTTTCCCGAAACGCACCAGCGAGACCGCGATCCAGCGCATGCGCAACCTGCTGTCGGAGGACTCGTTCCGCCGCGAGGCGCTCGGCATCTGGGACGAGACCACGACGCACACCGCCATCGACCCTGAGCAATGGAAACACGCCGCCATCGACGGCCCGTTCTCCCCCACCCAAACAGATCTGGTCGGCTACGCGATCGACATGAGCCCCGACCGGAGCACATTGGCGATCGGCGGCGCGGTCAGACATGCGGACGGTTCGGCGCACGTCGAGCTGCGCGAGTTCGAATCCACGAAATCCAAGGGCACCGCGTGGGCGGTGGACTACATCAGCGAGCACTGGCCGCGCGCCGCCTCGGTGGTGATCGACGGCCAGTCGCCCGCCATGGCGCTCCTGCCCGATCTGAAGGCCCGGCATGTGCGCGTGATCGTCACGAACGCGGGCGACATGGGACGCGCCTGCGGGCGCCTGCTCGATATGCTGCGCGACCGCAAGCTCACCCACCTGCCCGACAGCGAACAGCCCGCGTTGGCGCAGGCCGTCGCGAACGCCACCACCCGCAGCATCGGCCAGTCGGGCGCGTTCGGCTGGAACAAGACCGGCAGCGACATCGACATCAGCCCACTGGTTGCCGTCACACTCGCCTTGTACGGCACCTACATCACGAAACGCAACCCCAACCGAAGACAGGAGGTGATGGTCTGACATGACCGACCTTTCCATAGCCTCCGGAACCCCATACCTCAACACCGCCGGCTCGCTGATCAGTCGCATCAGGGGCGTGCCGGACGACGACATGCGCACCATCCGCCGCCTGTTGAAGGTCTGGCGCGACCACTACGCGCGCAACCTTCTGCGCAGCGCGTTCTACGACGGCAGGCAACGGTTCAACAACCTCGGCATCAGCATCCCGAACATCGTGGCCGCCAAGGCCGGCGTCGTGGTCGGATGGCCGCAGAAAAGCGTGCGTGCCCTGGCCGACAAAAGCGTGTTCGAGGGATTCGAGACGCCCGACGGCGACCCGAACGGCATCGGGCGCATCGTCATGGACAACGCCTTGACCGACACGATGGGCGAGGCCATCATCAGCTGCTACAAGCATTCCTGCTCGTTCCTGACCATCGACTACGATCCCGACGACCCATCTGGGGAGCGCATCCTCGTCATCCCGCGTTCGGCGGACTGGTCCGCCGCGATCTGGGACAACACGCGCCACCGGATCGCCGCCGCCCTGACCATCACCGACAACGACCAGTACGGGAACATGACCATGTTCAACGCGTGGCTGCCCGGCCGCAACTACGCATGCCGGCGCGACACGGGCGGCTGGAAGGCGGAACGCCAGGACAACCGGCTCGACCGCGTCAGCGTGGTGCCCATCGTCTACGACCGGGGCGACCGGCCGTTCGGCCACAGCCGCATCAACCGCACGCTCATGAACCTGACCGACATGGCCATGCGCACCATGGTGCGCATGGAGGCGTCCGCCGAGTTCTACTCGGTGCCGAAGATCTGGTTCCTCGGACTCAACCGTGACGCGTTCAGCAAAGACACCTGGTCCAGCCTCGTGTCCAGCATCAACGCGGTGTCCCGTGACGAGAATGGGGACATCCCCACGCTCCAGCAGGTCACGCAGGCATCCATGCAGCCACACGGCGACATGTTGGAGACCATCGCCATGCTCGCCAGTGCGGAGACCGGCATCCCCGCCGAACAGCTCGGCATCCGCCTGACCAACCCCACCAGCGCGGAGGCCCTGGCTGCGGCCGAGGACCAGCTGACCCGCATCGCGGACCGGCAGAACCGCGCGTTCGGCATCCAACTGATGAACGCGATGAGCATGGCCGTCCAACTGCGCGACAACACGGCCAATCCACCCGACCTGGCTGGAATACGACCATTGTGGGCGCCGACCCGCGTCGTGTCCGAGGCGGCACGCGCCGACTACTACACGAAGGTCGCCGGAGCCAACCCTACGTGGGCCGACTCCGACGTAGGCCTGAGCAAGCTCGGCCTGAATGCCGACGAACTCAGGAGCTTCCGTGCCTACCAGCAGCGCATGAGGGCCCAAGAGCACATTGATCAGATACGCCAACAGGCAGCCATAAGCAGGCAGGGAGGTTCCGATGTCCAATCCGAACCTGCCTCCACTGTCGGACAGCAGCCGCAAGGAACTGGAAACGGTTCTGGATCGGCTGACCAAGGCGTACCAGTCGAGTCTGGAGATGCTGGCCGATGAGGCGGCGGACGCCATCGAATACGCTTACGGCCGTGCGGACGCCGACCTGACCGGGATCATGCGCGACTACGCGCGCGACGCCAGCCAGCAGGCGGACGACTACTACAACGCCGTCCGCAAGGCCTACGAGAACGCTTACGGCTACACGTTGGAGGACTATGCCACCAGCGGCGTCTACGACCCCGATTTTACGCTCTACCGCATGGTTGGCGGCTTCAACGGCGGCGACTGGAACGGTCTGAACTACACGCAGCTGAAGAACGGCCAATCCCGCGCAGGCCTGACCGTGGACGACCTGTGGCCCAGCTTGAGGAACATGGACGACGCGATGCAATGGGCCGCCGACATGGTGCGCGCCTCCGCACGCTACACCATGGAACGCGACATCGCCGACGACCCCACCGGCCCCCGCTGGGCGCGCGTCACCGGAGGCGCGAAGCCATGCGCGTTCTGCGTCATGCTCGCCGGCCGCGGCTTCGTCTACCACAGCAAGGAAAAAGCCAAATTCGGCGCCAGTTTCCACGACGGGAAATGCCACTGCACCGCCATCCCCGGATGGAAGGACGACGTGCTCACCCCCAGCCAGCAGGAATGCAAGAGCATGTATCAGGCAGGCAAAGCGGCTGCCGGGGAGAACGCGCCACGCAACGCCGAGCTCGCCGCCATGCGCCGCCTCTACGCCGACAAACTCAGTGACGGCGTCACCCCGACACCGGACATCCGATGGAGCCATAATGCAATCAGGCCGACAGAGTCCGAACTCGCTAGGCTGTCCGACTTCACCGTGCGCATGCCATGGGATAGATACACCCCCGAACAGAAACAGAGAGTATTGCGTGGTTGGACCGATGGCACATTCAAAGAAACCAATAATGCGTTATTCGGTAATATCAAGACGACCGATGTGATTGGCAAACGCATCGAAGTTATCGACGAGATCTTGACCGACCACTATACGCACCGGCAATTCACCGTAGACCGCTATATGCGACTGGATGTCTTCGGCATAGATAGCCTGAACGAACTGGCGACGATTCCACTCGGCAAGATTGTCCAACACCATGGGTACATGGCGACTTCCCTCCTCGAGGGAGGCGTCAAAGTCGAGATGGACGGAGCCAGAGTCTCCACACGAATTCTGCTTCCTCCGGGGGTCAACGCCGTGTATCTCGAACCGATCACCAAGAAGAAGGGGCAGGATGAGATACTCCTTCCACGAGGGGGCTATCTGCAATTCGAAGGCTTTGGACGGCAGAAAAATGGCGAACCTATAATTTATGCGAGATTGGTATGATTAAACCATGAACGAACGCTTCGTGACGACACCGGATCAGGTCACCATCGTGACCGATCCCGAGCTCATCGCGCAGATTCACGCCAGAACGGGATTCATACCCCCATCGGCTGAGGAACAGGAGTGGATTTCTCGCGAGGGAAAGAAACGCTGGTCAGTCGGAGATTATGTTTCCTCCGATGAACTTCGTGCCGAATATGCGCGTAAGAAGGATCTCGGCCAGCTTTAGGAAAAGGACTCCCATGCGTCGTGATCTTGATTTGGTGCGTTCGATCCTGAAGACGTGCGCGGATGCTTCCGGTCCGGTGGATGCGCATGCGTTCACGGATGACGCGCACCCATTCGAACTGGTCGCCTATCATGTGCGTATCATGCAGGAGGCCGGACTGGTCGAGGCGTCGCTGCTGCGCGAGGCAGGCGGTTCGGTCGTCCATGCCACGGTCGGCCCGCTCACGTGGGCCGGCAACGATTTCCTTGACGCGGTGCGCTCGGAGTCGATCTGGTCGAAGACCAAGAAGACGATCATGACCACGATCGGCAGCGCATCGTTCGAGATCGTCAAGGCGGTCGCCATCTAAGCCGCCTCCGACGCACTCGGACTCTGACCCTTAAACCTCTTTTTTTCTTGACCACCCGCACGGGTGGTTTTTTTATGCCCGAAACGGGCCCGTATCAACCCATTTAGGAGGAACCATATGGCCGAGGAAGCCAACAACACCACCCCGTCTCAAGAGGCGACGGAGCCGCACGGCGAAGCGCAGACGACGGACTGGGAGGCGAAGTACCGGGAGGCGGTCTCGCATTCTCGCAAGTGGGAGCAGCGCGCGAAGGACAACAGCGCTGCCGCCGCGGAACTGGAGAAGCTCAAGGAATCAAGCCTAAGCGAAGCGGAGAAGACCGCGAAGCGTCTCAAGGAGCTCGAATCCGAGAACGCGGCCATGAAGGCGGAGAGGCAGCATGCCGAGTGGGCGGCGCAGGTGTCGAAGGACACGTGCGTGCCCGCGGACCTGCTGCACGGCGACAGCCTCGAGGCCATGGGCGAGTACGCGAAGAAGCTCGACCAGTGGGCGCATCCCAAGCCCAAAGGCATGCCCAACCAGGGCGGCAAGCCGGATCATCCCGCCAAGGGACAGGAGACCCGCGACTTCGTCAACCGCATCTTCTCCGACTGACCTCCTACCAAGCAACCACATCCCAATTCCATTCCCGAAAGGAAACGAACCATCATGGCAATGACATTGGAGAAACTGCCCCTGCCCAGGGAGCTCGCCACCGCGGTGGTCAACAAGGCCAAGGACACGAGCACCATCGCCGCGCTCAGCCCGTCCAGCCCGATGATCTTCACCGACAAGGACTTCCTCATGTTCAACGGCAAGAGCGAGGCCGAGGTCGTGGCCGAAGGCCAGTCCAAGGGCTCGTACGAGCAGGACACCACCACCGTGAGCGCGAAACGCTTCAAGGTGCAGACCACCACGCGCGTCACCAACGAGCTCCAGTGGGCCGACGAGGACAACCGCACGCAGATCATCGAGGCGATCCAGCTCGACCAGGCCGCCGCCATCGGCCGCGCCCTCGACTACGTGATATACCACGCCGTCAACCCCAAGGACGGCGAACCCCTCACCGGCTACGACGCACTGACCGCAGGGGCCGTGCAGGTGCCCGCCGGCGACGACGAGATCGCGAACGTGGACGCTCTGGCCGACGCGCTCAACCAGACGTATGACGTCAACGGCGTCGCCCTGTCGCGCACGTGGGCGTCCCGCCTGCGCAAGGTGCGCGTCCCGTCCACCGGCATGCGCTTCTATCCGGAGATTCCGCTCAACCTTCAGGCCGGCAGCCTGGATGGCATCACCGCCGCCACGTCCGGCACGGTCAACGGCACCAAGGCCAAGACGCCGACCGGCGTGCTCGCCCTCATGGGCGACTTCAGCCTGATCAAATGGGGCATGGTGCGCGACATGTTCGCCACGGTCATCCCCTACGGCGACCCGGACCATGCGGGCACCGACCTGCAGAACGTGAACATGGTCGCCTACCGCACTGAGGCCGTGTTCGCGTACGCCGTCCTCGATCCCAAGGGATTCGCGGTCCTCAAGACCCCGGCCGGAGAGGGGGCGTGATGGGCTTCCCCGTGCAGAACCTCATCGTCCAGAAACGCACCGCCAAACACAAGGCCGGCCCCCTGGACGCTCCCGTTGCCCTCTACAACCCGGACGGCACCCCGTTCAAGGCCGGCTCTGATGCGCCGACGACGATCCCGCAGGGGGCGCTCGTCCCCGGCGCGGGCATCGACCTCGTGCGAGACACGGATTCGGGTGTGATCACCGCGAGCGTGAAGGCGAAGGGCATCACGGCGGGCATGCTCGCCGATGGGGTCGCCGTCTCCGGGCCGAAGGGCGACAAGGGCGATCCGGGTACCCCCGGCGCGAAGGGCGCGACCGGGGCTCCCGGCCCTGCGGGCAAGTCCGTGACCAAGCTCGCCCTGACCACGGATGCTGCGGGCAAGGTGACCGGCGGCACCGTCACGTTCAGTGACGACACCACCGCACAGGTCACCGTGACCACGGCCACGGCTCCGGCCGGCGACCAGCCGGCGGACCAGCCGTCCGCCATCGGATAACCGGGAGGAGACGGCATATGGCCGACGACGAGACCAATCCGGAGCCGGTGCCGTTCGCCACCCACGTGGAACTGGAGGCCCGCTGGCACCGGCTCACCGACGCGGAACGTGTGCAGGCGGACGAGCTGCTCAAGGACGCGAGCGAGATCATCCGCAACCACGTGGCCCGCTATCCGGAGACACAGGACCCCGCATGGTGGACGGCTCACCGGCGGGGCCTGCAGCTCGTGGCCTGCCAGATGACGCGCACCGCCATGGAACAGCAGGTCGCCGGCGGGCCCACCGGAGTCACGCAGACGACCGAGACCACGGGCCCGTTCTCCAACTCCTACAGTTGGGCGAGCCCGGACGGCTACCTGCGGTGGAACGACGGTTTCCTGCGCGCCCTCGGCCTGGGAGGGCAGCGCATGTTCAGCATCGACATGACGGACGGGAGCATGAACGCATGACGGGCGAACCACTGGAGACGGTCGAATTCCGTCGAGCCGCGGTCTCGACGGTCCAAGGCAGGCGCGTCGCCGGCGAACCCGTCCCGCTCGGCATCCTGCACGTGCTCGCCGCCCCGGACCATGCGCAACGCTCCACCGACGTGGCCCGCGCGGTGACGCCGGCCGCCTTCGACCTGTACGCGCGCGGCCGTCCGCCGTTCGACGTGCACGCGGGCGATCAGGCCGTCCTGCGCGGCATGACGTTCGCCGTGACGCGGGAGCCGGAACTGTGGGCGCGCGACGGCACCGTCATCGGCGTGCAATACCGGATCGAACGAGAGGAGGACGCATGAGCCGCAACGTGAAGGTCGTGCTCAACCGCAAGAACGTGTCCAGACAGCTCCTGCACAACAGGCAGCTGCTCGACGACGTGCAGGAGCAGGTCGAGGGCATGGCGCAGGTGCACCCGTCCATCAAGGTGTACCGCAACGAGGACGGCGAACGCGGCAACGTGGTCGCCACCATCCCCATGCAGGTCGAACGCAAGCATCGCGGCCTGATGAAGGACATGCTCGGGAAGGTGCGGATATGACGCCCTCCTTTCCGGGCGCGGACCCCTCGGACATGCTGTTCCGGCTGCTCTCCGCCGCATTGCCCGGCGTCGATGTCGGCTGGGACATGCCCTCCGGCGATGGTCCGAAATGCCTGATCATCCTTTCCCCCGGCACCTGCCCCACACCCATCACCCAGCATATGACCGTCAGCCTGTCCTGCTACGCGACCCAGCCGGACGGCTCGTGCGATTGGGTCGCGGCCGCAGGCATGTTCTCCGATGGGGTGCGTGCGCTGCTGTCCCACAGAAAGACCAGGCCGCTCGTGGACGCGGCCATCCAATCCGGGCCGATCCGCCGGCATGACGGACAGCTCGGCATCGACTATGCGTATGGCGAGGTCCTGCTGACCGTCGCCACACGATGAACGTTTCCCACTGAAAGGACATCATCATGGCAAACAATCTGGAAACCAGCCTGCTCGCCGCCGGAGCCACCGGACTCGAGTTCGTGTACAACGGCAACAACAGCGACCTCGTCCGTCTCATCAAGGAGGCGGCGATCTTCAAATACCCGCTCGCCGAGAACCTGACGTTCGGCCCCAACTGGAGGCCCGCGGAAGGCAAGGAGCCTTTGGGCTACTTCAGCGAGGACGGCATCACCATCCATCCCGAGGCCGGGGACTCGAACGACTTCACCGCGCACAACGGCAACACGGTCGTCTCCTGGAATTCGGGCGGCTACTGGACGGTGCAGTTCGCCGGCCTCGAATCGAAGAAGGAGATCGTGGAGACCTACTTCGACGCCACGCTCGACGCCGAGGGAGGCCTGACCGTCAGCGCCGCGGACTGCAACACGTTCGCCCAGTACGTGGTCGCGGGCCTGAGCCAGAACGACGACCTCATCCTCCTGCACTTCCCCAAGGCGAAGGTCGGCGAACGCGACGACATCACGTGGAACGTGAGCAACCTGCAGAACTTCGGCATGACGCTGCGCACCTACAAGGACTCCGCGGCCCACCCGTACTTCATGAAGGCGTACGGCTTCGCCAAGACCGCGTGAGAGGAGACGACATGACCGCCGAATACACGCAGATCACCCCCGAACTCGTCACCGACCAGTCCGATTCGAAGCCGGTGCACATCCAGTACGGCGACGTGAAGCTGGACCTGCCCCGCCTCGACGACTCACGCCATGTGCCGCTCGCGGTGCTCACCGTAGGCATGACCGCGATCAGCCGCGGATGGGACAACCTCGACGAGGACGAGAAGATCGGGCTCCTGTCCGTGCTCCTCGCCTATCTGACGCGCGAATACCCGCGTCTGGAACGCGAGCTCGACCGCAAGAGCGGCGACAAGATCAAGGATGTCGGACGCATCATCGACGCGTGGGCCAAGGCGTCCTCCACCGACCCAAAATCCTGATCCTCCTTCACCTGTGGTGGACGAGGCGCCCGGCGATCCAATGCGACTGGTGCCTCGTCTGGGGCGGCCCGTGGGACCCGGAACTGCTGCCCGCCTACGCGGCGTGGCCCATGTTCCGGGAGATTCTCATGGACCGTTCCAGCCGCAGCTTCGCCGCGTTGGCCGGATGGTCGTTCATCCCCGACCCGGCCGACAAGTACATCCATGCAGCCAGCCAGACCACGAGGATGCGCAGACGTCCGGCTTGGGAGAAGCCCGATCCGCTCACCATGCCATCCGCGCCGGGCGCCCATACGGCGGCCGTCCACGACGAGGCCCTGCGCGACAGGCTCAACGCACGTCTCGGCATCACGTCCGACCAGAGAGGAGCCTGACCCATGGCGAAGGAGCTCGGCACCGGCTACATCATCATCAGCCCCTCCACCAAGGGCTTGGGCAAGGCCATCGAGGGAAGCATCGGCGACGCCACGACAAGCGGCGTGAAGACCGCCGGCTCCACGATCCTGAGCCGTGTCGGCGGCGCGTTCAAGACGGTCGGCAATATCGGCGTGACAGCGGTAGGCGCCGTCACCGGCGCGATCGTCGGACTGGCCGCGAAGGGCGGCTTCGACCGTGCGCTGAACATCGAACGCGCCCAGACCAAGCTCAAGGCGCTCGGCCATGACACGAAAAGCGTTGACGGCATCATGTCCGACGCGCTCGCAAGCGTCAAGGGCACCGCCTATGGTTTGGGCGACGCGGCCAGCGTCGCCGCAAGCCTGGTCGCCTCCGGCATCAGGCAGGGCGACGAGCTCGCCGGCGTCCTGTCCACCGTGGGCGACGTGGCGCAGGTGTCCGGCCGCAGCTTCACTGACATGGGCCTGATCTTCCAGCAGGTCGCCGCCAAGGGCAAGCTGCAGGGCGACGAGATGCTGCAGCTCATGCAGTCCGGCATCCCCGTCCTCCAATACCTGGCCGACCATTTCGGCATCACAGCCGCCGAAGCGCAGGACATGGTCTCCGACGGCAAGGTCAGCTTCGCGGACTTCGAGGCCGCGATGCGCGAACACCTCGGCGGAGCCGCCCAATCCGCAGGCGAAAGCTTCGACGGAGCGATGGGCAACATCAGGGCGGCCTTGTCCCGTCTGGGCGAGACCATCGCCACACCCGTCATCAACGGGCTGACCAGCATGGCCAACCAGGCCATCCCCATCATCGACGATTTCACCGCCCAGGCGAAACCCGCGTTGGAAGACGTGGGCAAAGCGCTGGGCGACGGCCTGTCCAACGCGATCCCCACCGCGGTGAACCTGCTCGCCCAACTCAAAAGCGCCCTGCAGTGGTACGTGGACAATTCAGCCGCGATCAACACGGCGCTCCTCGCCGTCGCGGGAGGATTCGCAGCGATCAAGGCGTACACGGCCCTGTCCAGCGGGCTCGGCGCGCTCGCCGGCGCCATGGACCTCGTCAAGGCGTCTGCGGACGGTCTGAGCGCCGCGATCATCATCGGTCCGGAACTCGGCGGCACTGTCGCCCGTCTTGGCGAATATGCGCGCAACCTGACTTTGGTGGCCAATGCGCAAAATGCCGCGCGGAGCATGTCCGGCATGCTGTCATCGTTGAAGGGCGCGGCCACCGCACTCGGCGGGGCCCTGTCAGGCACTGTCGGCGTATGGGGTTTGGTCGCGGCCGGCGTGGCCGCCCTTGCCGCGGGCCTCGTGTACTTCTTCACGCAGACCGAGACCGGCAAGGCCGCATGGCAGTCGTTCATGGACTTCCTGCAGCCGTTGTGGGAGTCCGTGCAAGCCGCATGGCAGCAGGCGTTGCCCGTCCTTCAAGGCCTTGTGGACTCGCTCGGACAGGCGTTCACCGGCATGCTGGACGCTGCCGCGCCCGTCCTCCAGAGCCTCGGCGAATGGTTCATGAAGGCGTTGGAACCGATCAAGGCGAACCTGCCCGCGCTCATGGACGCGTTCGGCCAGCTCGGCACGGCGTTGGGTGACGCGTTCACGCAGATCATGCCCGTCGTGCAGGATTCGATCTCGCAGATCATGGACGCTTTCAACCAGCTCGCCCCGGTGTTCGGCCAGCTCGTCGAATCCATCGGCCCGCTCGTCACCACGCTCGTGGATGCTCTCGCACCGATCATCCCGGTTATCGTGGGCGCGTTGGTCATGCTCCTGCTGCCCATCATGCAGATCGTCACCATGATCGCGTCCATGCTCATGCCGGTCATCTCGCAGATCGTCACCATGATCGCCGCGTTCCTGCCCGTGATCATCCAGATCGTGACCACGCTGATCGGCATGCTCGTCCCCGTCATCACCGCGATCGTGCAGCTCATCACCGCGCTGATCCCGGTCATCACGCAGGTCGTCACCACCATCATCAGCGTCCTCACCCCGGTCATCACCGCGATCATCGGCGCCATCCAAGGCGTCCTGACCGTGTTGACAGGCGTGATCACGTTCCTCACCGGCGTGTTCTCCGGCAACTGGCAGCAGGCATGGGACGGCATCAAACAGGTGTTCTCCGGCATCTGGCAGACCATCAAAAGCGTGTTCACAGGCATATGGGAGGCCATCAAGGCCGCCATCCGCGGAGGGTTGAACATCATCAAATCCCTCTGGGATGCGGCGTGGAACGGCATCAAGACCGCGTTCTCCAGCATCTGGAACGGCATCAAGACCGCCGCCCAGAACGGGGTTGACGGTGTCCTCGGCACCATCAGCGGCATCAAGGACAAGATCACCGGATTCTTCTCCGGCGCCGGCTCATGGCTCGCCAACGCGGGCCGCAGCATCGTCCAGGGTCTCATCGACGGCATCACCGGCATGATCGGCGCCGCCGGCGACGCCATCAGCGGCGTCATGGACAAGATCAGCTCGTTCCTGCCGCACTCGCCGGCGGAGGAGGGCCCGTTCAGCGGACGCGGATGGACGCCGTACTCCGGTCGCGCGCTGGTGTCCGGTCTCGCACAGGGCGTCAGCCGTGGCATGCCGGAGGCCATGTCCGCCATCGACAAGGTGATGACGGCCATGAGCGACCGTATCGACGGCGTATCGTTCAAGACCAGCGTCGTCCCGTCCGCGTTCGCTGCGTGGACGGCGGACGCGCTCAGGACCATGACCGCCCTTGACCTCGCCGGCATGCGCTCCGGTGTATGGCAGCCGGTGCCCGCTTCGAGGACGATCACATACAACATCAGCATCGATGCCCGTCGCGTCCAGTCCGACGCCCGCATTTCCTCTCTCATCGAGGAGCTTGTGGACGCGGCCGGCGTGACGGTGCGGTCGCGCGCATGACATGGGGGCCGGAAACCATTCCGGCCCACTGTCGTCTTCTCTCGTCTTTCGCTTTAGGAGGTTCGCATGGCTGACGGTTACGGCAATGGTATCGGCAACTGGCGGTGTCATGTGGCCGCTTGGGTCACCTCGTACGATGACACGTCAGACGTGATTCATGTGGAGGCCCGCTGGCAGGCGTTCAACGGCTGGTATTACTACGGTTGGGTCGCGGCGACCGTGTGGGTCAACGGCCAGCAGGTCAACCATACGGACAACTCCGGTACGAAGAACACGGGCACGAACGGCGAGGTGACGGTGCTGACCGGCGACCTGCGGGTCGCCAAGACCGAAGGCTCCCGCAACATCACCTGCTCAGCGAGCATATACTTCAACGGCACCCATGCCGGCACGTCGAACGCCTCCTGCGGGGTGCCGGTGGGCGGCATCCGCTACCGTGCCCCGCGTCCCCCGAGGAACGTGAACTGGAGTCGTGTGGATGATTCGGCCACGAACCTCACGTGGACGGGCGACTACGACGGCGGGTATCCGCAGCCGTGGAAGCAGGTGATCATCGACCGCATCATCTACACGGATGGTGCGACCACGGGCGTGATCTGGGGCAATGTCGCGACGCTCGGCTGGAGTGCGACCAACTATCGGGCCACCGGACAGAAGCCTAACAGTCGGATCGGCTACTCGGTGTACGCGCGCAACCAGGCCGGTGATTCCAGTCATGTGGACCTCACCTACCTGTATACGACGCCCACCGCGCCGGCCACCGTGTCTGCGGTCAAATCCGGGGCCAGCACGGTCACGGTCAGCGTGGACGCGTCGAAGACGTTCGCGTACCGACTGCAGGTGCAGCGCAGTCTCGACTCGCAGACGTGGGAGGATGTGGGCGAGGTCCGGATACCGTCGAACGGGAAGGTCTCATGGGAGGATACCGCCGCCCCGGCCGGCACCGTGTATTATCGGGCTCGCTACACGCGGCCCGTGTACGGGGATGATACGGGCAGGACCATCCTGTACTCCGGGTGGACGGCTTCGAATTCGGTCACGACGATCACGCCGCCGTCCGCGCCCACGATCATCAACCCCACGCAGGGCGCAACGTATGATATCGCGGACGGTTTGACGGTCTCGTGGAAGCCGAACCATCCGGATGGGTCCGCCCAGTCGGCCGCTCAAATCGAGTACACGGTCGGCACGCAGACCTACCCGACACTGACCGTGCAGGGCGCGAGAACGGACATGCCCATCGACGTGGGCTCGTTCACCGGAACCTGGAAGGTGCGCGTCCGCACCAAGGGCCTGCACGCCGACTGGGGCGCATGGTCCGACTACATATCGTTCACGCTCGCCAATCCCCCCAACGTGGTCATCACCAGACCGGGCGTCGTCATCACCGAGCTTCCCTTCCAGGTCGCGTGGAGCGTCTCGGACGCGACGGGCGTCAGCCAGCAGCGTGTCACCATCTCCCGTGCCGGCGTCACGGCCTATGAGGCGACTCCGGCGCCGGGCGTGACCTCTCTGACCGTCAACGGCACGGACTTCCTTCCCGCCAACGGCAGCGAATTCACCGTGAGCGTGACGGTGAGAGGAGGCAGCACCCTCACCGCGACGACGTCGAAGCTCGTCACGGCCGAGTACACGCCGCCCGCGCCTCCGCGGATCGAGACCACGGTGGACCCTGACACGCTGTACGCCACACACACGGTACGGTACGGGGATACGGCCGGAGACGACCGTCCATCCACCGTCCGCGTGATGGTGCGGCGCGTCATCGACGACGATACGGTCACACTGAGCGACGGGCTGGCGGACGGCCATCAGGTCATCGACCCATTGCCGCCACTCCGGTACGCGTACACGCTCGAGGCGGTCGCCATCGCATCCTCGGGCGCGAACAGCGTCACCCGGTCCACCGTCCTGATCGACACCGACATGTGCTGCCTGAATTTCGGTGCGGACGCTAAGGAGGCGTTGCCTGTAGGCGGCGCGTTCACGGTCTCCGAGAAACCCGAGCTGGCCACCGAGGAATACCATTTCGCCAGCGGCGACATGGACGGGCTTCCGGTCAGCTATCAGATGCGCGACCTTGACAACACGGTGGCCGTGTCGTCCAGGTACGACTGGGGCGACGGGAGCCTGTACCGGCGCATACGCCGCCTGTCACGCGCCTACGCATACGGGTGGTTCCGCAACATGGACGGGTCGCGCATGCGCGTGCGCGTCTCCATGTCGCAGAAAATCGCCGCGGACGGTCTCACCGTGGACTTCTCCGCCAGTCTTGACGAGATCGTGTGGAAGGAGCCGGAACGCTGATGGACATGACGCATCATCTCATGGGATTCGTCACATCGGTGCGCATCATGCGCGTGGACCGTGCGAGCGGGGCGGAGACCGGCCGTGTGGACGGCGTGCTCCGGGGCGGCTCCATCACCCGCAACCAGGACACCGACGTGACCGAAAGCGCCACGCTCGACTTCGAGGGGCCGTCCGACTCGCCCACCGACCTGCTTCGCGTGTGGGCCGACCTCGACTATGAGGACGGGACCCGTGAATCGATCGCCTTGGGAACGTTCCTGCCGGACGGGCCCAAACGCGAGGTCACCGGAGGGGATGCGGACTCCCGACCCCTCAACCTGTACGGACGATTGAGGGAGCTGTCCGACGACCAGTTCGCCTATCCCGTGAGCCTGCAACCCGGAGAGAACCCGCTGACGTTCATCGACGAGACGATCCGCGAGGCCGGCTTGGAGACCGCCGCCCACCCTGCAACGGATTATCGGATGGGCACCACGTGGACGTTCGGCATGGACGACAGCGCGCAGAAGAACAAGCTCAACGCCATCAACGAGCTTCTGGACCTGATGGGCTGGAATTCCGCACGCACCGACCCCATGGGCCGCGTACTGCTCACCCCGTACACTCAACCCAAGGACCGCGCCCCCTCCTGGACGTTCACGGAGGGGCCGGACGCCCGGTTCGTACGCAGCATGACCGACGAACGGGACTGGTTCGACACCGCCAACCAGGTCATCGTCATCTACTCGGACCAGGAGCGCGACATCCGCGGTATGGCCGTGGACGACGACCCCGCATCCGAATTCAGCACCGTCACGCGCGGCCGCACCATCTCGAAAACGTACACGTACAGCGACATCCCCGACGGCATGAGCGAGACGGACGCGCAGGCCATGGCCGACGCGAAGGCGGCGGAGCTGCTAGCCACCGCGCAGTCCGTGATACGACGCGTCACGTTCACCCACATCTACGCCCCCGTCACCATCGGGGACGTGGTCACCTTGGATTATCCGGCCGGCGGCATCCGCGGGGACCTCGCCGTCCGCACGCAGAAGATCGATCTCACCGCCGGTCTGCCGGTCGAGACCGAGGCAAGGAGCTTCGCACGATGACCTCTGACGCGCTTGAAGACGCGAGGAGCATGGGCCGGCGTCTCGGTCTCGACCTCATCCGCAACATCTCCCCCACAGGCCCCTCCTTTTCGCTGCGACGGGCTACCGTCGTCAGCATCGACCTCACCTCCGGCGGGTATACGGCAGACCTGACCGTGGGCGGCGGCACGCTCCACGCCATCCCCATCACCGTGGACTGTCTCGGATGCGGCCCCGGCGACCGCGTCATCGTCGAGACATACGGAACGCAGTCGTTCGTCACCGGCGTCCTCGCACGACCCGGCGCGGGAGCGTCCATGCAACACGCAAAGTTCAGGTTCCAGGACACGAACAGTTTCAAGGGCGACGCCTATGGGGGCGCGAACGAGATCATCGTCAACCGGGGCGCGCGACTGCTGCATGTCAATCTGAGCGGCTTCCAGTCCACGGTCAACCTTTCGGCGGGGTTCCCGGTCTGGCTGTATTCGAGCGGACCGAAACCCAGCAGGAAGATAAGCCTGGGCTGTGTCGGCGCCGTCGTCAGCGGCAACTGGGGCAAGCAGGCCGATTGGAACACGGATGGGAGCATCACACTTCTGGGTGGGCTCGGCAGCAGTGATCGTGTCATCTGCCAACGGTTCAGCATGCCGATACCGGATGGCGTGGAGTTCACATGACTGCTCGTGGAAAATCTCGTGGCAAAGGAGCGTATGAAACCAGTGGATGATCTGATACTCGCCATCGCGGAATGGACGATCACCGGCCTGTTGGGCGTGATCGCAACCGTGTTGTGGCGACAACTGAAGCACATGAGACAGGATGCGGCGGAACGTCAACAGCGTAACGAGTTGGAGACCGCCGCGCTGAAACGGGGCATGCAGATGATCCTGCGCGCCTATCTCGTGAACCTGCACCACAAGTGGGTCGCTGGCCGGGGATACATGCCGGTCGAGCAGAAACGATTGTGGAGCGACATGTTCAACGCCTACGAGGCGTTGGGCGAGAACGGCATCATCTCAGCCTTATACGAAGACGTCAAGGAAGCCCACGTGGCACCCGACATTGGAAAGGAACAGCAATGACAAGAATCCACATCAGCATGAAGAAGACCACGGACGAGGGGCTGACGCCGGTCACAGGGCAGATCAGGTTCATCCCGCGCCGACACATCGACTCCGTGAAGAACGTCATCACCCGAGAGCCCTTCGAGGTCACCCTCGCGGACGACGGCACCGCCACCGTCGACCTGCAGCCCACGAACGGACGATTCGTCTGGCATGTGATCGAACTGCCCGGAACCGCCACGGCATACGACCGTTATGTGGAGGTGCCGGATTCCACGTCCACGGTTGAGTACGCGGACTTGGTGGATGTGGACCCGTCCACCTTGTTGCCTGCCGTGATGGGCAGCGTGCAGCCGGTGAAGATGCTTCCGCCAGCCTCGTCGCTCGAGGAGGCGGAGGCGTTGAGCGCGAAGTACCCGGATTATCTGGTCTGGTATCCCGAGAACACGACCCGGTCGAAGGCCACCGCGTTGGTCGCCTCCCTGGAGCAGTTGCAGGCGCAGGCGTTGACGAGCGCCACCATGACGTCCGCGTTGCATTCGCGGGCGGTGTCGGACGCGTCGGTCGTGTCGGATGCGGCCAATGCGGCGAGGACCGTGACCGTGGATGCGGCCAATGCGCGCGCGTCGATCACGGCGAAGACCAGTGAGGCGTTCAGGGCCATCGACGCTGCGGTGCAGCAGGTGCAGGACAAGGCGGCGGACGCCAACAAGGCCGAGTCCACGGAAACCGGCAAGGACGCCACGGAGTCCGATAAGGATGCCGTGCAGTCGGGTGAGACGGGCGGACAGTCCAAGCCCGCTGTCGGGGAGTGATGCCGTATGAGCATCCTCCTCAACGGCCGCAAACTGGCCAAACCCCTCAGGAACGGGGTCACGTGGAACGCTTTGCTGGACGGGCGGAAACTGTGGGGCACGCCCGCCGACACGGTGACCGGCGTGGAGATCCTCAACGAGGACGGCACGCCCGCGCCCACGAGCCTGCCGGTCAACGGTTCGATTCGGTTGGCTGCGCGCGCCACGTACGCGGACGGGCATACGGGCGAGGTCACGACCAGTGGCGTCCGGTTCACGAGCCTTGACACGTCGGTCGCCACCATATCCGGGAACACGGTCACGTGGAGGCATGGCGGCACCGCGCTGGTCACCGCGACGATGGGCGGTTTCACGTCGGCCGCGTTGAGCGTGTCCGCCGCGTACGCGCCCGAATCCGTGACCCTGCTGGACGAGGCCGGCAAACCGGTCACCGCTGTCACGTTGCGTGTCGGCGAGGCGGTGAACGTGCGCGCGAACATCCTGCCTGCCGGAGCCTCACAGGAATATACGGCTACGGTCAAGGATACGGGTGTGGCGCGTGTGGGCGAGCCCGTGCCCACCGGCATCCGCACCGGCGTGGAGTCCCTTACCCTGCGTGTGGGCGAAGCACAGAATATTACGGTCAATGTCCTGCCCGACTACGTGTCGCAGGAGTTCACCGCCAGCATCCGTGACACGAAGATAGCCTCGTCCGGCCAGCCGGTTCCCACCGGTGTGACGGTCACGCCCGACAGTCTCACGCTCAGGGCGGGCGAAACCCGGAGCATACAGGTGGGCGTCCAACCGGATTATGCGCCGCAGGAGTTTACGGCCACGGTCAAAGATTCGAGTATCGCATCAGTCAAACAACAGTAAGGAGCAATATCATGCCAACAACAACAGAAGCGTTTAGGGGGGGGGTCAGCGTCACCGGCCTGACCGCAGGTGACACCAGTCTGACCATCCAAGCCGGAACCGTGTCGAAGACCATTCCGGTGCACGTGCTGCCACCGATCAAGAACATGTGGTTGAGGATACCCAACGGTACACAGGATGGTGTGACGTTTACGGTTGCCGCTGACGGCGGCATCCACGTGAAAGGCACCAGCACCTCGTCAACCGGGCGTACCGATCGTGGCAGTATAGGTGAGACACCGTTGCCAGCGGGACAATACACGCTGTCCACCGCGAACCTACCCGCCGGAATCATCATATTCGTATCCGTCACCACAGGCGACAAAACCGAATACATTGTGATTGACACCTCTATCACCAATCTGACTTCCACGTTCACGGTACCGGAAAACAGTACGTACCAGTGCAAGGTCGGAGCGAAAAACGGTGGGCCTGTTGACGCGACGGTGTATCCGATGTTGGAAACCGGTAGCGAAGCACACGCGTACAAGCCATACGCATAAACCGGAAGCCCCCGCTCGAGGGGCTTCCACAATCCACAAAGGAGGCCCCTCATATGGGAGCATTATCAGTCACCGGCCTCAAGACCGGCACCACCAGCCTCGACATCACCGCAGGCACCGTAACCAAAAGCGTGCCCGTACGCGTGGCCCCGGCAGGACTGTTCCCCATCATGGACAATCAACTGCCCACCACCGTGAACGGCATCACGTTCAGCCAAGGCGCACTGCCCGGCAGCATCCACGTGAAAGGCACCAGCACCGCATGGACGCAAATAGAAGCCGACGTCACCTTGGAGGCGGGCACGTACACGCTCGCCTGCACGAACGGCAAGGGCTGGACATACGGCGTCCGCATGAGAATTACCGGCGGCGATGACTCGATCATCAGCGGCCCGTCTGACGGCGCACCCAAGACCGGCAAGTTGGAGGCCGGAGCCTACGATGTGAACGTGTTCGTCGCCAACAAGCAGACCGTGGACGTGGATTTGACGCCCACGCTCGTGAAAACGAAATAGCCGACTATCCGAGCCCCGCACGGACGACCATCCTGCGGGGCTCACCCATACCTGAAAGGAACCCTGATGTGAAAGACTGGAAGACCCTGACGGCGGACGAGGACCTGATCCTCAACACGCATTACACGCCCGGCCGTGCGGGACGCCGGATAGACAAGATCGTCCTGCACCACAACGCGGCCAACCTGACCATCCGCGGCTGCTACGACGTATGGCAGTCACGCGAGGCGTCCGCCCACTATCAGGTGCAGGCGGACGGGCGGATCGGCCAGCTCGTCTGGGACACGGACACCGCCTGGCATGCCGGCGACTACGAGGCCAACTGCACGAGCATCGGCATCGAGCACGCGGACATCTCCGACAACCCATGGCGCATCAGCGACGCGACACTGGACAACGGCGCGCATCTGGTCGCCGCCCTGTGCCATGCGTACGGTCTGGGCGCGCCCACATGGATGGTCAACGTTTTCCCGCACTCCTATTTCAGCCCGACCGAATGCCCCGCGTCGATCGCGGGCTCGCAGAACTCGGCGTACATGAGCCGCGCCCGCCAATGGTACGTGGCCATGGCCAACAACACCACCCTAGACAGCTCTACCGCAGACACCAATGAAGGAGACAATGACATGGCAGCAGCGATGATACGAAACGACGATACAGGCCTCATCTACTATTGGACGCCCGAGACCGGTCTCACCCCGCTTGGGGAGCCGGCGGAGGCGGACGTCCTCTCGCAGGCTGGGGTCAAGACCATCCACGCGAACAACAAGGCCCCGTGGTGGGTCCGCGCCCAGCAGGTCACGAACCGCGTGCAGGCGCGCACCCTCGCCTACGAGAAGGCTCAGACCGCAGCCTTGGAGACGCTCGCCAGGAACGTGGGAGCTCCGGCCGACCAGATCGTGGCCGCCGTCAAGGCGAGCGTCGACAAGGCGCTGGCCGACGTCAGCATCACACTCGCCAACACCAAGGAGGTGAAGTAGCATGGCAGCAGCACCCGAAACAACGACCATGGACACGGAGGCCGACCTGCAGCCGGTGGACACGCCCGGCGTCGCCGACCACAAGGCCTCCGACCTGAACGGCGACAACGTGCCCGACTGGCTCATCCCATCCCGCGTGTACGACATCCTCAAATGGCTGGCATTGGTCGTCCTGCCCGCATTGAGCGTGCTCGTCGCCGCCCTTGGCCCCATCTGGGGTTGGGGCGACCTCGCCGGGCAGATCGCCACCAGCGTCAACGCCGTCACCCTGTTCCTCGGTGCCATCATCGGTGCCAGCGCCATCAAAGCCGCATCCAGCAGGTCCTAGTGGAATAATCCGCACCCTGTTTTAACACGCCGCCCCGCTCTCCTTTGTGGAGGACGGGGCGGTCTTCGCGTATCCGGCAGGCCTCTCTCCAGCCTGCGTGCGCACACATTTTTGGGCACATTTTGGGCACATTTTTTCGGAAAACCAATGATTTCGGGTGAAAGACAGTGAAAACAGAAAAGCCGCTCTCCCCTACTGCCGTAAGGG